TTCGTCCCGCTCGGCTTCCGCTTTCAGTGCCCGTTTGGTTGCATTGTCTCGTTCAATTTTAATGGCTATTTCGTCGCTCATGGCTTCACTCCTATCAGCTTATCAAGCGCATCAACATCGCCGCTGACAAGTGCCTTTTTTATGTCGGGCCACGGGGTATCCTCAATCAATATGGTGTACGGCAATAGACTTCCTATGCGCTCGGTCCTGCGTCGCCATGCTTCGACTTCTGCGCGCGCCGCCTCTTCAAGCACCAACGCATCGTGACACGTTTCGATTGCCTCGTTGACGACCTGCTTTGCATGCTTGCGTTCCCGCTCCACCTCGGCGCGGGCCGCGTCGCGTGCAAGCCGCGCCTCTTCAAGCTTGCGATTTAACTGTGAATACGACGAATAGGTTATCGTTTCGCCGCATGCGCAAACCCACTTGCTCCCGTCGGGACGGTCAAGGGTTTCCATTGTCATTAGTTCGCCGCACTTGCACCGTACCGTTGTTTTAATTTCGTATTCACTCATAGTGTCTCCTATCCCCCCGCAACCCACACGCCTAACCGCATGCCCGCGAAAAACAGCGCGGCGGCAGCGGCCAGGGCGGCGAGGGTTAGTAGGGTTTTTTTGAGGGTCATTCCTTGTTGCTTTCGTCGTTCGGGTCGTCCTTTATCCATGTGCCCGCAATGTAAATGCCGCCCTGCGCAACGTTGATGCGTTTCATTTCCTCGGGCGTTGCCTCTTGTATCAGTCTCAACCATTCCTGTTCAACGGCCTCACAACCCTTGCTGTGTATCCACTTGTGCCCGCCGTCATGCTCTTTCATCATCGCCATAAATCGCACCTCGATGTTAGCTTCAAGCGCTATCTTGACTTCGCTTTGTACGCCCTTGCTTTGCATCCACCCGCCAAGCTGTAGCACTATCAGCGTGTTGCAGCACGACAGCACGGCGCGGTCGTATGCCTCCCAGTAGTCGAAGCCTAGCGGCAGGCCGCATTGCACGGCGATAGGGTGCGTATGCGAGATAGGGCTAAACACGAGCTCGCCCTCGCGCATGAGTGCCCCTGCGGCGATGTTCGCGGCTTCGAAGCGGGCGAGCCTAACGGCGGGGTCGGGGTGCGAGTAGGGCACGGCTAGGTATGTTAGGGGGCGGTTATCAGGCATGGCGTGTCGTCTCCTATTGTCTATCTATATAGCACGGTCAGGGGGTGAAAGTCAAGAGCCTAATTCTGAAAGTGGTGCAAGCCATCGCAGGTCTTTTTCGGCCCAATATACCATACCGCTTTTTCCCCAATTCATGTGACGATGGTTCTCTTTTGTTTTCAGCACGGCAAGCGCTTCTCCATACAGCCCAGTCGGTCCTCCCTCCGGGCTATCCTTCGCCCTCCCTGCTCCCTGTAAAAATAAAAGCCACACCGGCCAGGGCGATTTTTCGTCGACCATGAGATAGTCACTGTAATGTCGCAAGTCAATTCCTGTGACCCAAAGTCCGCTTTTTCTGTGAAAGGTAAATGCTGTTTTATGCTTCGCTTCGATCCACGCTATACGGTCCTTGCCGCCGAATACGAGCAGGTCCGGCGCTATCAATTCGCCGTCGGGGAGGTATAGCTGCGGCCCCTTGCCCTCATCAATTATTTTTTCATAAATGGGTAAAAAACCATTGCCGCGCCGTCTTAGCCAGGTTGCTATTAAAGACTCACCGGCCTTTCCCATGGGGTAATATTTAGGGAATGTGTTCATCTAAAAAGAATGATACCCCTTTTCTTGAAAGCATCATTAAGCCTGTCTACGTGCGGCCCCATGTATAGGACAGCTTGCCCCTGCAATGGTGCGCCGGGGTTGCCATATTGGTCGATGAATTTAACACGTCCCTTGATGAAGCATACGGCGTCGGCCTCGGCAAGCATTGCCTGAAACCATGCGGTCTCCGTTGCATTGTTTACAAGCACGCAGGCTTGTTTCACGTCCTTGCTTTTTAGCCGTGATACGAGAGCTTCGCTGAACTGCGTTACAAGTGGCTGCGAGTATGGCGGATTGATAAATATGCGGCCTTTCCATTTTTGCACAAGCCCATTGCTTGCGGCGTCAAAATAGACCTTCGCCTTTACGGTTTCATTTGCCTTTTTGCATGAAGCAGGGTCAACGTCGATGTCGCCCATAACTTTCCTTACATCGGCTATAATATCGAGCGGCGTGTACCACTCTGATTCTCCCGTATTGTGCGATACATGGGCCGTTGTATCAAGCAATGACCGTGCCTTTGCCGGTTGCTTAGCTGCGGCCATGACGGCTTTTTTGCTCGGCACGTTCCCGGTCATAACGCGCTTCTCGATATCCGGTATCGTCGGCTTTAGCTTTTCAACTGCGCTTGCGAACTGGCCGTCGCGTTTGACGGTCTTTTCATTGACATTGTGCTGGGTTGCGATAGTTGCGGCGGCGGTTTTCGGAGGGACATTTTGTCCCCCCGATTTTTGGTCCCCGTGCCCTCCGTCTTGGCGTTTTGTCCTGTTGTACCTTCGCCCGCGCAGCAGGCTTGCGGCTTCCGGCGTGAGGTTGCGGCGACCTAGTTGGTTGGCGTCGATCCAGTCGGCGGCGGCCTCTCTATCCGGCAATGAAAGTGGCCTCGTTGAGAATTTTATCTTGTGTTCTCTGCATATTTTATAACGGTTATGCCCGTCGAGAAGTATATCATTATCGATAGGAGCAATACCATAACCGCACTCTGGACATTCCCATATTCCGTCACCGCCTGCCCATTTTGACAGCGGAACCCGTTTTCTCAGTTCACCGTATTTGCATCCATCGCTTTTACATGTTCCCATGCCCTGCTTAAATAATGCCCGCGCTGAACGATCCCATACAACGAGAGCATCGCGGCACCCTTCGGCTAGAATATTCTGTTCAAGCTGTGCCAGCTCTTCGGGCGTCAATGGCGGTATCAGAGATGCGAACTCGGGGTCGATATCAACTGCAAATTCGGGGTCGATATGAACTGTAATTTTATCAGTCGGCATGACATTCCTTTCACAAAATGAACCGGCCTCGGGCAAGCCGCACGGCTCGCGGGAAACGGCAGGCAGCCGCCCGGGGCGCGATTCAAGTCTAAATATTGCTTTTGATAGTCCCGCGAACCATGATTAATTTATAGCAAAAACAGGGTTGCTTGTCAAGAATTCATATCTGCATGCCATTCAGCGCCGTCATAGATGGGTGCTACGCGCTCCAAATCGCCCCCTACGGCCTGTTCGTACCAGACGGTAAGGTTTGCATCGTGCCCGGCCTCGCGGCCCACGTAGAACAAAATATGGCATCCTGAATCATCATATACTGAATCATAGGGAATGAGGGGATGGCAAACATCTTCATCAACCCAACGCTTGCCGTGGAATGGGTCAATGCTTTGTATCAGAATGCGTCCTATCACGGCTCTTCTTCGCGCTCAAAGCGTTTCATGAGGTCGCTTGCACCGTCGCCCTTTTCCTCCGGCACGCGCCCGCTCAGGGTGAGCTCAGGGGGTTGCCGCACCCAGTCCGCGTCCACGTCCTCGAGGTCAAACGATGTGGTATCCGTGATGTGGTCCCGCGCCTCTTCGGGTTTGATAATCCACGCTTGCACTAATTTCGTCAGGCTATCGGCGGCGGCTTCCAGGTCTTCCATTTGCGGGCCCATGCTCTTGAACCTGTGATAGCGCACGTCAAGCTCGGGAAAAAATACATGGTTCATCCAAAAGTCCGTAGCCGTGCGCTCGGCACCGAAAACCTGCATCTCGGCCATCTCTAAGATACTCACGGAAGTCGAGCGGTTCACGTCGGCGGCGTCGCCAAGCAAAAACTTGGGCAAGCGGAACATTTGCCTAATGAACTCGCGGCACGCCTCGGCGTATTTCAAATGCGTTGCGTCCTTCATGCGGGCATCCATGAGGTTATGAAACTCGACGCGAGGGACGACGGTTGAGCCGACCTCGCTCGTGGCCTCGATGATAGGCACCTCGTGTTGCGAGGACGCGCCCCGTTGCTTCGCGTCCTGCATGGTACGCTCTAAAACCTGAATCATGTCCTTGCCGAGCCTTTGATTCATGCCGGACACCTCCCACCAACCGGGCGGGATAGTGTTATCGCTGAAATAGTCCAAGTCCACTTGATCCTTTTCGCACAGGCCCATCAAGAGCTTATACGCCCCCAACCAACGCGGGATACCGTAGGGTGTCGAGCCGCTATGAATGCGGAAATGAATCAGCTCCGTGGCCTCTTGCGCCTCGCCTCGCCCGTGGCCCTCCTTCGCTTGCAGCGCCTCCTTCGTCTTGAAGACGTTGCCCGTTATGGCCGATACGACGCGCGGGTCGCCGAACTCTTTGAAATACACAATCGCGGT